TAAAAACAAAATGAAGGATTGGAAAGCTGCTGTAAGAACTTGGGAGAAAAGAGAAGCAAAGAAACCGAAAACAATGTCTAAAATAGATATGCAATTAAATGAATATTTAAAAGGAAAAGAATACTTATGAAACCATTAAAACAAGAAAATTTAAAAGAACTGACTGAAAAGGTTTATGATTTACTTAATAAAACTAAAATAGAAATAGGTCATAATACAGATGGAAAAACTTTAGCACAGTTAAGCAGAGTATTTGCTGAAGACTTAATAATAGAAAAGCGTTTTGGAAATATGACTTTTAACCAAGTTCAGGACGCTTTTAGACAGGGTGTAAGATTTGGTAAAGACGAACCCTTTTTAAATATCAGAACTTTTTACAAATGGGTATATGCTCAGAAAAAGTTAGTAGACAATGCCTACTATGAAGTACATACATTAGGAAAGCCAAAAGAAAATACTTTATGGTATCAAGAACCTGTAAAACTATTAAGATGAAGATATTAACAATCGTATGGGGAATAATAATTGTCTTATGTGTTTTAGAAGCAATTTTCTGTACTAAATTTGACGAATATGAAAACAATTAAAATTACATCAGGAGAAGTGAAAAGCCAATCAGATGCAGTTCTTTGGCACTTAAAAACTTATGGAAGTATTACAAGCTATGAAGCTATCAAAGAATATGGAGCTACTAGACTTTCAGCTATTATTTTTAATCATAGAAAAGAAGGGTATGATATAGACAGTATGCCTTTGACTAAAAAGACAAGGTTTGGAAGAAATACAACTATTGCTAAGTATATCTACACAGCACCACCTCAAGAGCTTATACAGGAAATGCTATGGCATTAAAAACTATAAGCAAATTAAAAAAAGAACTTGACAAATGGTTCAGTCTTTACATTAGACTTAGAGATGCTAACGAATACGGAATGTGTCAGTGCTTCACTTGTGGAGTAGTCAGGCACTATAAAGAAGGTATGCAGAACGGACACTTTCAGTCTAGGAAACATTTGTCTACAAGATTTGATGAGGAAAATTGTCAGGTGCAGTGCGTGAAATGTAATGTCTATGCTTGGGGTGAACAGTACAAATTCAGTCTAGCATTAGATGGGAAGTATGGAGAAGGAAAAGCTGAGGAATTACAATATTTAGCTAGAACAACTTTAAAGATAAGTCGTGTTGAATATGAGGAAAAGATAAGTTATTACAAATCACTTGTTGATAAGTTAAAAAAAGAAAAAGGAATTGAGTAAACTATTTTATTAAGTTTGGCGTATGATAGAACCGATTTATGCAAGTGAGGAACATAGGACAATATTAGAAACCTATATTTTAATGTGTACAGAGTTTTCAAAAGAAGTAAGCACAAAAGCAAAATACAATAATTATTTAGATGTAGTTGAAATCATAGTTGAATATCATAATAATTATGGCAAAGGAGTTAAAGAAAACAATTGGTACGATTGGCTAATGATTATTCCAATTAACTTATCAGTAGCTACAAATGGGTTCTTTGCAGGTCTTGAAACAAAAAGTAATTCAGCTACACTTAGAGCTTACAAAACTGTCTTAGATGAAATGGTACATGATGTAACAGATAAGATTGACGCATTAGAACAAATAAATGACTGAGATTTATGCAGAAATATCAAAGCTAAGTTCTTTCTTTAGGAAGATGTGTTATGGTATAACGCAAGATGAAGAAGCTATTAATGACGCTGTGCAGGAGCTTATGATATACTTCCTTCAGATGAACCCTCAGACTTTACAGGACATTTACGAAAAAGATGGTTTAAAAGGAATTAAGGGTTACGGAGCTGTTGTATTGAAAAGAAGTTTAACAAGTGTAAGAAGTCCTTTTTATTATAAGTATAAGAAGTACTACACTAATTTAGTAGGAGTATATACACCAAGCTGTAGTCAGAACGCTTTTCATAATAGTATCTATAACTTACCTGAAGAAACAGAAGACAATTACAAATGGGAAAAGCTAGAAGAAATTGACAAAGTATTAGATAAGCAAACTTGGTACGATAAAAAGATATTTGAGCTATACTACTCAGGTGAAACTTTAGACAGCCTAGCAAAGAAAACAGGAATAAGTAGAAACAGTCTTTTTACTACAATAGATAAAGTAAGGGAAATACTTAAAAAAGAATTGAATGAATAAGTTCTTTGTATCTCAAGATGTTTATGAAGATAGAATAGCTATCTGTAAGGGTTGTGTTTATTATTTCAAGCCAACAGGAACTTGTAAAGCTTGTGGTTGTTTTATGAAAGTGAAAGCTAGACTTGCACCAATGGAATGCAAACAGAAGTATTGGGGAAAAGAAACAGAGGTGGAAATACCTGAGCAACTTCCTTTAGAAATAGTTGAAGAAGTGTTAGCTATTTGGGAAGACTTAAAAACAGGAAGGGCTAAAAATCAAACAGCCAAAAAGAAAATGATAGAGCTTTGGAATACAATATCAGGAAGTAACTATAACACAGGAACAAACTGTGGCTCTTGTATTTCAACTTGCTTTGATGGAATAAAAAAGATTTATAAAGAATACAGCTAAAACAATAGATATGGAAAGAACTTACAAAACAATTAAATGGGTATTGAACAGCCACATTAAAAAGAATGTCAGAAGCCTTTGGACTTGGGAGAAGGATAATTTTACTTGTATCTTTGAAAACTATGATGGTGAAAGCAGAATATATACACCGCACCAACTTTTAAAAATATTAACTAATGACACAAAACAATAAACTAATTAAAAACCTAGAAACTATGCCACCAATTGAATTACAAGAAGTGCCTGATTACTATAAAGGAAAGAACGGCTATATGGCTAAAGATGTAGTGAGCAACTTTGACCTCAGTTACAATATAGGAACAGCCGTAACTTACCTTTTGAGAAGCAAGAACAAACATAATGACGGAGGAGTTGAAGATATTAGAAAAGCAATCAATCACCTACACTTTGAATTAGACAGAATACACAATGACACTTTATAGTTGCGAATGCGGAAACACCATGGAAATAGGTAAAGCTACAATAGTTTACCGAGATGGTAAATGGGTAACTAAGGAAGCATTCTGTGAATGTGGTAAGTATATGGATAGTGAACCAACTGAAGGAATGCCAAGCCTTAAAAGAACTGAACCTACTCTAACTATGAAACGAGATAAGCTTTGGGAAGGAGCAACAGAAAAGATAAGAAGCAAAGCTGAATAAAACAAATAAACAAAAATTCTATTATATATTATGAAACAACAAGTTAAGATAAGTAAAGTAAAGGGAAACCCTGACAATCCTAGAATAATTAAGAATGATAAGTTTAAAAAGCTAGTTAAGTCAATACAGGAATTTCCTGAGATGTTAAAGCTTAGACCAATTGTAGTTGATGAAGATATGATTGTCTTAGGTGGTAATATGCGACTGAAGGCAAGTAAAGATGCAGGACTTAAAGAAGTATGGATAGAAGTAGCTGAAGGACTTACTGAAGAACAAAAGAAAGAATTTATAGTTAAAGACAATGTAGGCTTTGGAGAATGGGAGTGGGATATGTTAGCGAATGAATGGGATAGTGTACAACTTGCTGAATGGGGTTTAGATGTATGGGAAAATGAAGATGACAAAATAGCTGAAGCAGGACTAATAGAAGATGACGAAATACCTGAAGTAAAAGAAAGCAAAGTAAAGCGTGGTGATATTTGGCAACTAGGAGAGCATAGAATAATGTGTGGAGATAGTACAAGCTCAGATGATGTAGCTAAACTAATGAATGGAGAAAAAGCTGATATGGTATTTACAGACCCACCTTATGGTATGAATTTAGACGCAGATTATTCTAAATTAGGAAATGATAAAATTAAAGCAGGTAGAAAACATAAAAACATACATAGTGACGATATAGAGTTTGACCCCACTTTTATTTTTAATACATTTAATTATTGTCAAGATATATTGTTGTTTGGTGCTGATTATTATTCTGACTTAATACCTAACAAAATAAATGGAAGTTGGTTAATATGGGATAAAAGAGTTGAGGAAAGATATGATAAAATAATAGGTTCTGCATTTGAGATGATATTTTCAAAAAGAAAAATAAAAAGAGAAATAATACGATATGAATATGTCAGTTGGGCTAACAGAATGAAAGATAAAGTAAATGGGATAAAACCTCACCCTACTATGAAACCTGTTGAGATGTTAAATGTTTTGCTAAATAAATTTAAACACAATTCAATAGTAGATTTATTTTTAGGAAGTGGCTCAACACTAATAGCAGCAGAAAAACTAAATAGAAAATGTTACGGAATGGAACTAGATGAAAAGTATTGTGATGTTATAATAGAAAGATGGGAACAATTTACAGGACAAAAAGCAATAAAGAATGGAACAGAATAGAACAAAGATTAACAAAGAGAGATTACTTAAAGCATTAGAAAGTTCATTAGGAGTAATAACTACTGCATTAAAAGCAACTGACCTAAGTAGAACAAACTTTTATAAGTGGCTAAAAGAAGATGAAGAGTTTGCAGCTAAGGTTGAAGAAATAGAAAACATACAGCAGGACTTTATTAAGTCTAAGTATTATGAATGTGTAAAGGACAAAGTACCTTCAGTTGTAATACACGCAGCTAAGACTAGACTTGGTTGGAATGAAACAAACAGAGTAGATATAACTTCAGGCGATAAAGCAATTAATATGCCTGTTATAACATTTGTTGAAACTGATACTGAATAAGAAATACAACCCATTATTTTCATCTGATGCTCGTTACTTTATAATTACAGGTGGGAGGGGTTCAGGAAAGTCTTTTGCTGTAACAGTCTTTTTAACTTTACTTACAATGACTAAAGGGATAAGAATTCTCTTTACTCGTTTCACAATGACTTCAGCTCACTTGTCAATCATTCCTGAGTTCTTAGAAAAGATAGGGCTACTAGGATTTGATGAAGTGTTTAGTATTAATAAAGCAGAAGTAGTAAATACAAGCAATCAATCAGACATTCTATTTAGAGGTATTAGAACCTCAGCAGGAAACCAAACAGCTAGCCTAAAGTCATTACAGGGAATAAGCACTTGGGTGTTAGATGAAGCTGAAGAATTAGTAGACGAAAATATCTTTGACACTATTGATTTAAGTATAAGAGAAAAGAACATACATAATAGAGTAGTATTAATATTAAACCCTGTTACTAAAGAACATTGGATATATAAAAGGTTCTTTGAGGACAAAGGCGTAGAAGGTGGTTTTAACGGCTTTAAGGACAATGTATGCTATATACATACTAGCTACCTAGATAACATAGTAAACCTCTCTCAGAGCTTCCTAGAGCGTATTAAGAGCATAAAGCATAGAAACTTTAAAAAGTATCAGCACAAAATCTTAGGTGGTTGGTTAGACAAAGCAGAAGGAGTAGTCTTTGAAAATTGGAGTATAGGAGAATTTAATCCTGATGGGCTTCAGACTTCCTGTGGAATGGACTTTGGCTTTAGTGTAGACCCTGACAGTCTTACAGAAGTTGCTATTGATAAAAGAAAGCGTAAGATATATTTAAAAGAACATATCTATAAGAACGGATTGAAGTCAAATGAGTTGGCACAAATCATATTAGACAAAGTAGATAATAAACTTATCATAGCAGATTCAGCAGAGCCAAGACTAATAGCCGATTTAAGACATTTAGGGGTAAACATCAAGCCTGTAAAAAAAGGAACTATTGAAAGTGGAATAACTCGTATGTTAGACTATGAATTAATTATAACACCTGAAAGCACTAATATAGCTAAAGAATTAAATAACTATATATATGCTGACAAAGGCTCGAAATTATTTGTAGACAACTTTAATCACGCAATTGATGGTGTTAGGTACAATGTTATTTACCACCTAGATAACCCTAATGCAGGGAAGTATTATGTGCAGTAAACTAAAAACAACAAATTTCTATTATATAACAGATGAAAGTAAAAGTCAAAAAGGAAGGTAAGGTAAAAGAGTTCAAATTGATTAATAGTTGGGAAGATGTAACTCTTGAAAAGTGGTTGCAACTTATTGATTTTGAAACAGGTAGTAAGACAGAAGAAGCAGAGGAAACAATAGCAGCATTA